GCGAGGATCGTCCACTGATTGAGGAACTGGCGCCGGAACGCGTCCGGCTCGACTTTCTCGAACTGGCCCTGGACGAATGCTTTGCGGCGCGGGTTCCACTCCGGGCTTCCCCACATCCAGGTTGACACTTCGGCGATGTCGGCACCGGGTGGCGCTGACCACTCAAGGATCAGGGTGTCTCTGGGTGCGTCGATCTGGTCGATGGCCTGCTGCCGATACGCGGCCATGAGATCCGAACGGGAGTCGCCGGCCGTCGAGACCAGCCACAACTGCGGGCTATCCCGCTCAGCCATCGTCGGCCAGATCGCGTCATCGACCGTATCCCGCTGCACCCGCCAAGCCTCATCAATGAACGCCATGCTGATCGAGTACCCGACTCCAGCATTTTCGTTGGCGGCCTGCACGATCCACCGATCACCCGACGGCAGCTCAATCTGCGTGTTGTTGTTTCCCCACTTCACCGCCCTGGTGCCGTACTGATTCTGTGCCCACAAGCCAGCCGGCCGAAAAACCTCCACAGCCGTCTGCCGACGGTTCGCCACATGCAGGATTGTCTGCTCACCGCCGAGCAGCTCGGCGTGATGAAGCCGCCACATGCAGAGCGCCCGGCTCAGAACTGACTTCCCGCTTTGTCTCCCTACCGTGACAATCACTGTGCGCCAGATGAGGCGGCCATCCTGGTCGTGCTCGAGGGCACGGTCCAGCGCGTAGGCCTGCCAGCCCCGCAAAGTCATACGCATGTTGGCCTGAATCCACTCCCGGGCCTGCTCCCCGTACGACCCCGTACACGCGCCAGGACGCTTCGACTCCAACCTAGGAAGCACCCAACCGTCCACATGCAGTACGGGCGCCAGCGGGCCTGAATCTGGCTCCACGCCGGTGTTCTGGGGATCAGAAAGGCAGGGCGCGGGGGGAGGCTTGGATTGGGTGCTAAAAACTGATGCCGTTGGGCTGATTGATGGCTTGTTTGTCATCGTGTTTGTTTTTTTCTTGGGGGGGCGGGTGCCGGTGTTGCTTTGTGCTCGAGCGGCACCGAGTCTGCCGCCGTGTGACTTGTTGCATTTGTTGTGTGCGATGCCTGCACCGTCCAGGCCGGGGGTGGCTTCGCCGGTTAGGACCAGCGGTGGTTCGTGGTCGGCGGTCGGTCCCCACTGGTTGGAGGGGGGGAGTGTCATGTCCACGGGGTACCCACATCGAATGCATGTCGGCTCGCAATGCTTGAGCACCTGGCGTACCCAGGCTGCGTAGCCTGGTGTCTTTCTTGGGTTGGTTGACATTGGTTCTTCTCCCGGTCAGGGGGGGCCTTGCCAGCTGCGCCGATGGCTGGCTGCGGCCCCCGGAAGTGGTGGGCCTACCGGATCCCTCCACAGGTTTTCCACATCTTGTGGATTCCTTGTGCTGCATCTTCTCCGCAGATTTCCCGCGCCAACCGGGCATGGCTCGACCGCCCCACGACGGGAGTTCGACCACCGGGGTTAGCGGGGCGCCTAAGCGAACGGGTCATCGCTGACCAGGTCGGCCGCCTGGTCGCTCGCCTTACTACTGTCCAATTGCACCGCGAGTGCTCGAGCCACACTCTCGGAATCCTGCGCTGTCTTGAACGTTTCGATCACGGCCCTGGCCTGCGCATCATTCATGGTCGCTGCCGACTCCACGGGTGGCAACTCTGCCAGTTTCAACGCCGCATTGACCAGGGCCAGTACTTCGGCCGGTTCGGTCGTGTTCATCTTCTTGGCCAGGTTCAGAATGAACTGGATCTGCTTCCCCGTCGCTCGTCGGCTTGATTCAGCCGCTGGGGGCCTGGTGTGCCAAGGGTCCGGGTCGGCGGCATTGGGTTTGTCCCGCTCAATCCGTCGCCCTTCAGCGGCCCTGATTTCCTGCCCAGTGGCAATCCCACGATGCACAGCGATACCCAGGGCGGCAAGTGCTCGGCCCCACGCGCTGGTTTCGCCCACCATCAGCTCGGATCCACGGGTGTAGGGGGTACGTCCAGGTACTGGTTCCCATGCATGTCCAATGCCGGGTTTGGTGTCCTCGGGATCCCGGTATGCGTACGCCTTGACCACTAGCCACCGTTCCCCGTCCCGGTCGCACCAGTCGTACTCCGACTGCAGACTGCCCGAGGGGTACCGCTCCGTGAACTGCTGGATGCGGTCGTGCACTTCGACGTAGTCGGAACGGTCAGCCACGCGGCTGCCAACCATCGCAGTGATGGTGGGCGATTTCTTCCTCGAGCCGACACGCTACGTCACGCGCCTGGTCCAGGAGTCGCTCAAGTTCCCGTATTTGCTCCATATCTTCCCGAGCACGCCGCCTTGCAAAATCCATCGCTTGGCCAATGAACCAAATAGCCTCGCGCACTTCTTGGTCGCCGATGCGATCAGGGCCTAGTGATTCCGGCACGCCTGCTCATATCTCCAGCCACCACAAGCCGGGCATCGGTCTACCTTGTCGTCCATGTATCCTCCCTGGGTCGGGCAGGCTAATCCTTGGGGGCCTGCCCGGCATTCGTTTTCCGGTGTTCCTGCCAGAGCTCGTCAATCGCCTGGACATCGGCGGCCGTCAGCTTGTTGGCCAGCAGTGACGCGACATACCAGCCGCCGTATTCCTGCAACGCCAACCGCCTAAGGCTAACCCTGGGCGCGGTGATGATTTCCTTTGCCGACTCGGACAGTTTGCGCTCAATCAACGAAAACACGTCCAGGTCAGCTGTGGTCTTTTTTGCCGGCGCTTTCTTGGCCGTCGCTTTCTTGGTTGCTGGCATCACGTTCCTTTCGGGACCAGTCGGTTGCATTTGGAGCCGGATAGGTACCAATGGCGCCAGCCGGTGGAGCGTTCCGTGACCACGCCGACGAATGCGGCATCCTGGGCCCAGGTCGGCCATTTGTAGATCGGTGTGGAATCCAGTCGAGCGACCCAGCCTGCACGCTGTGCCCAAGTCAATCCGACCTTGCGCAACTGCCGCGAGACAACCCATTCCACTCCACCATTGACGCGCCACGCCTGGTCGAGCAGCTGCCAGCGGCCCTGGGCGCTCGAGCGAGGATTACGCGCTCGGTAGTTGTGGTTGGACTCTCGCCTAGACACACACTCGGCGAAAGGCCGCCAGGGCACTGGGATAACGGCGGCCGCCTGGACGGCCGGTCCACTGACCAACACGCTGGCAAGAACTGCATCAATCAGCATGAGGTTCCCCTTTCTGCTGTACCACGGTAACTGTGGAACTGACACGGCGAACCGCAAGCCGCTCGACAGATTCCCGGTCATAACGGTGATGGCCGGATGGCAGTTCGATTCCGGTTATCAGGCCCTTTTCCAGCAGTCGGACGAGGCTGGCCGGACGCAGACCGAGCATCCGGCCAGCCTCGGCTGGTCCGATCAGGTCAGGCACTTGGCTGCCATGCCGGTGCTGGTGCGACAACGGCGAAGTCGTCGCCGTGCCACTCGAGCATCACATGAGGGTATCCGTGGGCGTCCAGGTACTTGCGCAACTCCGTAAAGGTGGTAAACGCCTTGTATTGGCCGCAGGCCCCGTTGTCGCCGATCCAGGCATACTCAATCTGGGCAGGCATTGTGTTCAGGCTGCCCATGCCGATGACGTTTTTCATTGCTGCTCCCTTGGGGTGGAGTGTGCTGGCCCTGTGCCAGCGATATCGACTCTACCAGACTAATCGCTGATTTGGAAGATATGCGCGTGCACGCTCGGTGTGGCTGGCCTGGTCGGTGTGGTACCTGCCGCCGCGTAATTGAGGCTCATATCGGCATCACTGCTCGACCAGGCGACCTGCAGATACTGACCGGCCGTGACGGTTTCCATCCACACCAGGGTCACCAGTTCGTGTGCGTTATTCCCGTCCATGTTCTGCCGCATCGTGGTGTTGGCCACGTCGGCCGCGTTCTTCCGCAGCCAGAAATACGCATCGTCAACGCCAGAGTCAGTCTTGGTGACGTTGACAACCAGGGTAAGGCAGTAGGTCCCGGCGTTCGCCAGGTTGATCCGGTTCCCGTTGGTCAGCGTTACCCCTTCGCCTTCCTCAACAGTTGTGAATGTGACCAGGTTGATCGCCGACGCCACCGGGTTGGTTTGGCTGGCCGTGCTGACCAACTGCGCGTAGTAACGAGGATTGGGAACGGTCGGCTGATTGGTCCGTACCGTTGTGGTCGGCCCGGTAACCGTGACCGTAGTTTCGCCCGGTGGGGTCACTGTGATGATCGTGTCACTCATGGGCGGGTCACCGCCGCGATGACGGCGAACTTGCCTTCCACCAGACGGGTCCAACTGCCTGCACCGTCATCCAGCCGCAGGTCGTACACGAACCAGCCTGGTTCCATCAGCAGGGTGTCGTCGGCGTCGAGGTCCAGGTCGATGGTGCCAGCCACGCCTCCCAGGGTGATGCCACCTGCGCCACCGATCAGGTTGTCCAGTTCCATCAGGATCTCGGTGTCGTCGGCGGTTCGGCGCACCTCGAGGAACGCCTCATATCCGGTCAGATCGACCGGGGCGGCCGGGTTGCCGTCCTCCCACAGCAGCTCGTAATGCCAGGTGACCCCTTGCCACATTTTCAGGTCCAGCACACCGGGTGTGATCATCGAGAACGCTCCAACAGGATCGGGATGGGGAACATCAAGCCGTCAGTCTGAGCGGCCGCCGTGAATGACACATGGATGTGCGCCCAGTGTCCGTAGCCTTTCCCGCGCCAGGTCCAGAACTGGTCCTTGTACGTGCCGGAACAGATCCGGTCCTGGTACACGATGTACTTGAGCCGGTGGCTTCCGGGACGCTGCCGCATGGCGTAGATCCGCAGCTCGTCGGCCAACTGGAACGCGAGTTCGCGTCCGCGTACCGGCTGCTTGGGGCCGAGCAGATCCGCGTCGATGTCGAGCGCATGGACCCAACCGTTGCGATCCGGGTTGTGGTCGCTGACCCGCGCCTGGTGTGCCTTGTCACCGATCCAGCCGTCCGATGCCTTATCCCGTGTCGGAAACGCCTGATTCACCTGGCGGCGAAGTGTGGCACCGGCCGCCACCAGTCGGGGCCTGGGCGGTGGCATCAGTTTTCCCCCTCGATCTCAAACTCTGGCCTGTTCGCCTGATCCTGATAGTGAGGCTGTGCGCCCTTGCCGTATCGAGGATCATCCGGGTTCAGCCAATTAATCGCCACCGGGATGACGGCCGAGCCAATCGCCACCATGAGCGGGGACACGTCAGCGGCCATCAGCCACGACAGCAGGCCACCGAGGGCGGCGCCGGTCAGGATCTTCAGCAGGCTGGCATACGGTGATTTGGCAAGCCACTTCATGACTGCCCCATGTGCCAGTTGATGTGCCCCTCGACTTTGTCCTCGACCTGGTCGATCTTGCGCTCGATGCGGTCGAGTGCATCCCGCGCCGACTGGCCGCCGTTCGGCCGCAGCTCCTGCATGATTTTGCCGATCCGCGAGTCGATCAGGAAAAACAGTGCCGTCACGATCACCGCACCGATGGACAGGTACGTCAGGATCTGCTCGGGGTTCACGGTGTCGGCTCCGGTGTCGAAGGTGGGATGAACTCATCAAGGTCGGGGTCGTAGGACCAGCCCTGGCCCGGATAGGCGCCACGGAAACTGGCGTTATAGGAGCACTGCAGATAGGTGCCCTCGAACCCGGACTCGGCGAGCATGGCTTGGCCGAGCGGTTCGGAGTCGGGGAAGTCCAGGTCCCCGCAGTCGGCGTGCTGCTCCGGATTGGCCTGGTAGTCCGGGTGATCCGGCCCGATGCAGCCGCCGATAGCGCAGTTTCGGACGACGATGACCTGGCGAACGATGTTGTCTGCGTCGATTTGTGCAAAGTGAGCCATGGTTGCCTTTCAGCCGAAGAGGAGGATGACGATGCCGGAGCCGCCAGCAGCGCCATTGACGTTGATATTGCCGCCGCCGCCGCCGCCACCGAGATTCGCAGACCCCGCTACCGGTGTGGCGCCACCGGCGCCACCGCCGCCGCTACCTCCAGCACCTGCCGAGCCTCCGGTGTCATCAATGCCCCCGCCACCGCCGCCGCCCCGGGTGACACTCGATCCAGTGATGGATGAGGCAGAGCCCGCGCCGCCTGCGCCTGCCTGATTGGTGGCACCAGCCGAACCAGCTGCACCGGCGCCGCCGCCGCCACCGGCCCAGTCTGTTGACCCGTTTCCGCCTCCGTTGTTTCCTTGATCGGGGACGGATGTGCCCCCGCTGCGTGCCTGCGTTGTAAAACCGGCTCCGGCACCGCCGCCAGAACCACCCGAGAAACCAGTTCCCTGGCTGAGACCGAAACCACCTGCGCCTCCACCGAATGCGTACGCATATTTACCGATGCGGGACGCTCCACCAGTATCAGAATCTGCTGTGGTTGTGCCCGCTGCGCCACCAGCTCCGACAGTAACCGTGTGGGTCGCTGCAGGCAGGTACAGATCAGTCAACGTCAACAATCCACCCGCGCCGCCGCCGCCGCCCCGGCGACCGCCGCCGCCACCGCCGCCGAGGACGAGTACTTCAACTGTCCCGGCCTGACTGATCGTGATCGACCCAGACCCGGTGAACTGGACACACGTCTTGCCCCCCACCGTGGTCACCGTAGGTGACCCCGTTGTGGCGCTATAGGAGGCTTTTGGGATACCACCGCCCTTCGAGACCACCCAGGTGTTTGTGTCCAGTTTGAGTGCCGTGGCTGATTCGTTCTGCGCCAGCGTCAGGCTGGCGCCGTTGACGGTCACGCCACCGGCCCCTGCCAGGGTCACCGTCCCGGCGCCCTTGTTCGTGAAGCCGATGACCACGCCGGTCGGAAACGCCACCGATGCGTTAGTTGGGATCGTGACCGACACGGCCGATGCGTTGTTGAGCGTGACGATCTTGCCCCCATCGGCCAACACTAGGGTGTAGCTCACGCCCGTTTGGTTGTTCAGGCCGTTGCCCTTCAGGCTTACATCATCAATGCGGTTGGCCACCGACAGGCTCGACCCTGGCCAGTTCGAAACGAGGTCAGAACTCTGCACATATTCGGTGCCGTACGTGGTTGTGGCCATGCTTCTCCTAGTCGAGGTCGCTCGGTTGAATTATGTCTGCCCAGGTCTTGGAAACGGGCACGCCACCCCATGTGGCAGCTGCTGGCGCCTCGCCCCAGGACACGACGGCGTATGAGTATCTGGGGTCGGACAGGGCCAGGGTCAGGCTGACGCGGTCGGGTGTGTGCAGTTCGCCCCAGCCCTCGACCACGCCCAGGAACTCCTCGAAGGGCGCCGGTTGTGGCAGATCGTCCACAATCACGCGTGATCCCGCTTTGAGCGCGAGGACTGATGCGCGCTGCCCGGCGGTCAGCTGATCCAGCAGAACCTCAACCTTGCCGATCTGGTACCTGGAGTCGGCCTGGGCGGTCAGGATTTGGCTGGCGCGCCGGTTGGCGTGACTGGACTGATCCAGGTTCGTTTCCAGCTCGATGGCGTTAAGGCCATATGCCGTGATGCTGCCCGTGTCGGTCTGGTTGATCGTGGCCTGCGGGGCGCTCGTGCCGTACGCGATGGTCACGTCATTGATGATCGTCGATGCCGTCATGGTCCATTCTGGTGACCACACGACGGCCGCCGACGGCAGCCTGACCGGCGTTGGAGCGACCGACGTGGCGCCGTACTGCTCAGACCATTTACCGAGTGCACTGCCCCAGGTAGTCGTGCCCATATCGGCCCACGTCGCCGTCGAGTAGTCATACCCGCGCCTGGTGTACGACTCGAACCAGATACGGCCGTCCGGTGTGTCATAGAGCGTTGCGCCCGTCCATTCGCAGATTTCGTCCAGCAGGTCACGGACGACAGTTGGGCCTGGTGCGTAGGCGATCAGGTCCAGTTCCGGGTCAGCCTCGGCGGTGTACGTCAACCCGGTGCCGGTCATGATCGCATCGACCCGGGCCTGCACCGATTGGGCGGAGAAACTGCCGGCATTGACATATTTCGCCAGGAGTCGCAGGTTGCCCATAGCGATGATGCTGACCCCGCAGATCGGTATGCCGTCCAGGCTGTAGCCATGCTCCACCGTGATGTCGGTAATACGTCCGGTAAATCTGGTTGTGGAGTACGACTGCACCACGACGGTTTCGTTTACGTCGAAGTCGATGGCGGTGGCGCCATCCACGTAGATCAGCATCTCGCAGCTGCTGGAGTCCGGCGAGTCATCGATCCGATCCCGGCCGTGATAGATCGCCACCGAGTAGTCAATGTCGGCCAGCGGGATCGTGGTGCCGCCGATGACCACAGACGTAATGCTCATCCCAGCAACCTGACCTTGCCGCTGGTGCGCAGGGCCTGACTTGCTGTCGCTTTGGCAAGGCCGCTAACCGGCGCCACGACTGTCGGTGTGCGTGCCGATGAAACGGGTGCCGGGCCGAGCACGCTGGGCTGGTATCCAACGCCGCCACGGCCGGGCACATTGGGAGTCGCGTTTGGTGCGAAACCGGCCGACGGTGTGCCCTGGCCCATCAGCGAATTCAGTTCCCGGAGAGCATCGGCCAGGATGCGGATCGGTCCTTTGGTGAGCAGATCCAGTGCGGTGCCCAGGCCGGGAATGCTGTCCTTCCAGTCGTTGAATGCCTTCATGACTGTTTGCACACTGACGGTGATGACGGCCAAGTCAGCCAGCAGTAGTCCCAGGTTCTTGCCCAGGTCTTGGAACGTTGGCTCCAGGTCTCGCATTGTCTGACCGAGGGAGTCGTCCCCGTTGAGTTTGTCCATTGCGGTTTGGATTCCCTCGAGGAATCCGGTGCCGAATGCTTCCTGAAGTTCTCCGGCACCTACCTTCAGCCGGTCGATCTTGCCCTTGAACGATTCGGCCTGCTCGGATGCGGAACCGCCAAAAAGTTTTTCCAGTTGCATGGTGGCTGATTCCAGACCACCAGTTTTGAGTGCTGCCTTATCGAGTTCGGGCACCAGGCTGGCCAGGGCCTTATAGTTCCCGTCCTGGGCTTTGGCCAGGGCCTTGGTGATCGACTCCAGCGGGATCCCCTTCGCGGTGGCTGTGTCCATCGCGATACCGAGCAGCGCCTGGGCTTCGGTCAGACTGCCTGTTTTGCTGACCAGGGTGCCGAGCGCTGGGGAGAGTTCGTTGTCGGCGATGCCGGTCTGCCGCTGCAAATTGTCGATGTATTCCTGTGCCTTGCCGACATCCTGGGCCAAGCCGACCGATTCAAACGATTTGGCCAGTTTGAGGTTGATTTGTTCCTGCTCGGCAGCGGCCTGGATGCCATCCACGGCGAACTTCGCGGCGAGTGCGCCGGCAGCTGCACCGGCGGCCAGCATTGCGGGGCCGAGTACGTTGCGCATGGATCCGGCTAGGCCACCGATGGACCCGTCGAAGCCCTTCATTTTCCGTTCGGCGTCGTCCAGGCCGTCGCGGAACTTCTTGGTGTCAGCGGCGATGAATACCTGCAGGGTGCGGCCGGCCATCAGCCGATTCCCGTCCGGTCATTGTTGAAACGGTCACAGATCTCGTCGATGGCCCTGGCCCATTCCTGGATCGCGCCGGGCACATACGACCTGGCGAACCGCATCCAGTTCCGGCCGTTGCCGAACGCCGCCTGGGCGCCCTCGGAACCCGGACCGCCCCGAGACAAACCCTTGTCGGACACGTAGCGCACTGTGTTCGGTGTCGCGCCGTTGCCGTACCTAGGCCGCTGTGCACCGATCGTGATCGAGGGCAGCCGATCCCGTTTGGCCTTGATCGTGGTCGAGATCTTGGCGCCCCAGGGTCCAGCGTTGTCGGCGGCCGCTTTCCACGCCGGGACCATGTGCTGGTCGGCGATCCGTTGCGAGGCCAGCCGTAGTTCGGCACTGGCTTCTTTCGGCAGGGCACGCAGATCCCGCAGCAGCTCGTTCAGGCCTTGAACTTCTACGTCAAATGACCTGCTAGATCTGGCCATTGGCCTCCCTCAGCAATCCGTAGAAGTCCGTGATGTTCATATCTCGTATGCGGTCGGGGTGGCACCGGAGTAGTACCGCCAGCCGGCATACGGCCTGCCCTACTCCGGCCAGGTAGGGTCCGGCGGTTTGCGCGAGTCCAGGACCATCAGGCACACCAGGTCCGCCCACTTGCGCACTTCCTCGAGGGTGGCTTTCTCGGTGTGCAGGGCGTAGTACGCCAAGCACATCGCTGATGTGGCCTCGGTTGGTTTCTTGTCCTCGGAAACCGTCTGCTGCATCCGCTCCAGGCCAGCAACGCTGGTGAGCCGCAGCACCTGGGTGTGCCCGTCAACGCTGGCGAGCAGTTCCGGCATCATGGCGCGTCAGCGAACGTCAGTGCCCCCTCGAGCGTCGCGGAGCAGGTAGCTATGCCATCGGCCGTGAACTCAGTCGAGACGCTGCTCACGGTCATGTTCCCGGTCCACTTCGCGTCACCGCCGACCAGGGCGACGGCATTAGCGGCCCCCGTACCTTGTGCCGTGTTCAGCGCACCGACCAGGCCGGTCTCCTCGTCGTAGAGGAACGACACTTCCAGGGTGCAGTTGTCGTCGGTTGCCTTGTACGCCTGGTCGGTGAGGGTCTTGATGCGGGTCACGGCGGTTTCGCGGGTGACGGTGCCGCCGGTGACCTGCGCGGAGTAGGCCACGGCGTTGTAGGTGAAAGTGAATTGGCTGCCGGTGATGGCGGTGGCTGGCATTGCTTCTACTCCTTCATTGACACTTGGATGGACATTTCAACGGCCAGGATGCCGCCTTGGCTGCCGATATCGACCACAGTGGGCGGCCCGACATAAGTCACCCGAAAGGCACTGGGAAGGGCCTCGAGGACTTCTTCGGCCAGGTCTTCGGCCTGGAGCTGTGCGCCGCTGTTGCTGCGACCGTCGAGGAGCAGCAGCAGCCGATGCCTGACGATGTAGTTGAGCCTGGAGCCGATGCGCTCAATGTCGAGCCAAGGCAGATCCGGCAGCACCACAACCATGCCAGGTTTGGGGACGGTTGGCGGGGCGGCGTAGTTGTCGATCCCGGCGGCCCTCAACGCTGATTGGACGAGCTGCCGGGCCTCGGTGGACAGGGCAGTCATCCGACCATCCCTCGAGGATCGAGATATGGCCCCAGCAGGGCCATTACGCGCCTGGTCATGGCTGATGACAGCCGGTATGGCCCTGGGGTGAAGTCGTTGGCGATTGACTCGCCACCGGCGCTGTATCTCGCCTGGAAGATCTCCGTGGCGACATGCAGGGCGGCTTCCTTGGCCGGCATTGGCTCGTTGGCGTAGGCCAATGGGGTCAGGAGCCGACCAACGATCTCATCAGCGGTGCCAGCGACCTGATCGAACGGGTCGGCGGCATAGGTCAGGCCAAGGTTGGTGGCCAGTTCCTGTCCGGTGACAAGCATGGTTGATCGGCTCCTGACCGCTACGCCTGGTTGTAGATCTTGACGATCCCGGCCGTGATGTACGGGATCATCACGGCGTAGCCGTAGATCGCGACCTCGCGCCCGAGGTTGGCGGCCACGTCGGCCGAGGCGAACCGGGGTCCGTCCTCAAGCCATCCGGCAGCTGCCCGGTTGGTGACGATGGCGTCTTCGGTCTCGTCGGTGGCGAACTCACGCGCCAGGACGATTGGCAGGCCAGCCACGGACAGATTGAGCGTCCGTGCGTTGAAGGTGCCTGCCACGTTGCTCACCGGGTAGGAGTCGGGCTGGAAGCTCGACCAACCGCCAATCTTCTTGTACACCGCGCTATTGACGTACACGACCTCCGCGGGTTGCCCGGTTGCCGACTGCACATCCACGGCGGCGGCGAACACGGCCTCGCGGAACGTGGCACCAGTGGTGTCGGCCGAGAAGTCGTAATCCGTGCCGTTGGTGCCGTTGGCCCACAGACCAGCCTGGAAGGCGTAGTCAGTCTCGGTGCCCCACGCGCCAACCATGATCCGCTGATGCGCAGCGACGTACGACGGGTCGGTGCGCTCGATGACCTGGAACGTGAGCCGGTTACCGGCGGCGTAGGTCAGCAGGGTGGCGGTGCCCTTCTTGATGTCGATATCAACGCTGTTGATCTCGGTGTTTTCGCTGGCCTGGGTCGAGACGATGGCCGACAGGTCACCGTCGAAGTAGGGCCAGTTGACCGTCATGCCAGCGCCAGCGACCGGGGTCGGGCCACCGATGGCGCTGATGCACGGGCGGCCGCGGTCCAGAACACCGGAGATCTCGCGGAACCAGACCGGCGGGACCAGGCCCGGCGCGTCGGCCAGGTTGGACACGTCCAGGGCGCGTGCCTGCACCTGCCCGTCCTTCACGGCCTTGACGTACTCCCCGAGGCTGCGGAACTGAGCCAGTTCGGGATCGATGTCGGAGCCGGTGGCATGCGCCTTCGCCTCGAGGGCGGCGACGGTCTGCCGGAGCTGCGCGATCTGCTCGCGTGCCTCCATATCCGAGGTCGGAGCCTCGGCCTCGATGACCTCGGTCATTTGGTGTGTTTCCTCTCTTACTGCGGTTACGCCTGCCCCTGAGTAGGCAGGCATGTGGGTCAGGCTGACCTCGATGAGGGCGGCCTTGGTGTGGCGTACTGCGTCCTTGGCTTTGGAGTAGGCCGTCGTGATGGGGTTGAACCCAACGGACAGGCCCTTGCTGGCGCCGGTGCGCAGCATCACGGCGGCATCCCGGCCAGCGGTCGTGTTGATCACGGATGCGTCGATGTACAAGCCGTCGGCCTGGTTCTCGGCGGCCGTGATGATGCCGATCGGTTCGCCGTGCCGATACGCAAGTGGCTTGCCGATCACGTCGGCTGGGTCGAATGCGTCCCTCTCGATCACCTCGGTGATGCCGCCGATGGTCGTCGGCTCCCCGTATGGGACCGCCCTGCCGTGGATTTGGCCGACAACGTCGCCGTCGGCCTGGTCCTCGCGCAGCTCGTACACCAGGTCGGTTTCGGTGTAGAGGGTGTTCACTCCATTACCTCCATCGGGAGATCCATCAGGGCACGGCCTTCATCGATGGTGATGATGCCGAGCGGCAGCAGGGTCTGGACCAGGTTCGCCAGGTCGGACGGGTTGCCGCGTAGAAAAATGGACGTGTCGAAAGTGACCGTGTGCCCTCGAGGGGTCACGTCGTTCATGCTGAGTCGCTGGGTAATGAGGTTCATCACCGGGGTCAGCCCGGTATCGAGCAACTGCCGGTACAGATCCACCCGGTTGGAGTAGGTCAGGCTTGAGCCGGGCACACCGGCGCCGGTCCAGATCGGATCAAGGTTTGCCATCCGGGCGATCTGCACGGCGGCCGCATTTTTTGCGTCCACCAGCTGGAGTTCGGCGGCGTTCCAGCCTTGGGGCTGCGCGTCAATGCTGCTGTTGAGATATGCGGTGGCTCGGTCGGCCCTGGCTGATTCCCACGCCTCCAGGATCGCGTCGACCTGGTCGGCCGGTAGATCCGCGCCGGAGTTCTTGAGGATCATTTGCGGCAGTGGTGCCTCGGCGTATCTGAAGGTTGCGTCCTCGAGGGCGGCGGCCGTCGTGATGGCGGTGTATCCGGTCTTGAGCCAGCCGCCCAGGCCATCACCGTCGAAGCGGATGACCTGGTTGAGTGGAACTGGCTGGCCCCGGTACAGAACTTCGCCGTTGGTTTCGACCACGTCTATGGCCGGCAGTCGGACGATGGCGGCCGGGAAGTTATCCCATGTCCGCTCGATGACGCGCCAATACGCCCGGTCATACAGCAGCAGGTCGTTGACCAGTCGCATCATCTCGGCGCCGTAGGTCGTATTCCTGGATGGCTGCATGAGGAATGACCTGGTGACGACCTGGGCGCCGTTGACGTACTGGCGCAGAGGGAAAGCGCTGATGGTGTGGCTGTATGTCTTCAGGGCCTTGACCAGGGCAGGTACCTGGAACGCGACGGCCTCGAGGACTGTCCCGGTGCCTGGTCGGTTTAGCTGCATCTGCAACTGGATGAGGGTTGATTCCCGTACGGCGGGAGCCGGAGCCTGGGCCGATTGCGCCACGACACGAGAGCGCACAGACTCCGCCTCCCGCACGACGGTAAGAGCGCGCACGGGGGATAGCACACTCACGGGCAGAATCCTACGCCCCGCGCCGGGATCGGCTGCGGATGACCGCTACCGGGCGTGGCGCCTTGCTGGCATCCCAGGCCGCGAACATGACCGCTCGAGCGGCATGGACCCCGCCCGATCCCTTCGGCGAAGTCATTACCCAGCCATGCTGGCGTTTGGCGATCGTCGTGCTGAATATCTGTTCGCGCAGCAGGCTGGCACCGTCGTGCCGAATGAGCCGCCGGTTGAACAGATCCATGAGGACTTGGGTGGCAACCACGGCCTCCCGCTGCCCCACCATGCCGTCGAACCGGGTCCGTAATCGGTCGGCGTATCCCGGCGTGACCAGGACGTGCATGGTCGGATTCTGTGCGCGGAGTATCGCCAGCTGCTCGTCCACGTCCTTGAGGGTCGGGTGTGCCGTGACCCGGACGTGCACCAGGCCCTGGTCGTCGGTGGATGCCACGGCCACCGCGTGGCTTGAGCCGTCGAAGTCGGATTCCACAGCGATGTGCCACATGCCGGCCGGTAGATCCTGGTTCGCTGTTTGTGTCTCGGTCCAGTGCCGTTCGGGCAGCCAGTGGTTCGCGAGGATCGTCCACTGATTGAGGAACTGGCGCCGGAACGCGTCCGGCTCGACTTTCTCGAACTGGCCCTGGACGAATGCTTTGCGGCGCGGGTTCCACTCCGGGCTTCCCCACATCCAGGTTGACA